GCTAGAATAACATCTTGTTTAGCAATACGTGTAGTACCGAAATAACGCATTGTAGCCTTTTTGCCAGTACCCTGTTCGAGAGGCGCACCACGTTTACTGGTTTTAATTAAATTTAACGTACCTTCACGTTCTTCGATACCCACCGATACATTACGAATAGGATGGTTGTTAAAAAGATTAAGTTGACCTAAAGTACCGGGATTAGTAGGTACTCGCTCGATAGCTGAGGTCATAGACGCTAATGTAAAAGCATCGTTTTCAAAAATATTCATGAAATCCATGATTTTAAACTCCTTGGTTTAAAATTAAAATAAATGCTTATAGTCCAATAAGACCTTGAGCGAGAAGATCGACAACACCTGCATCTTGTGCGGCTTGATCTTGACCTGCTTCCCAAATAACTTCCGATAAATTGTATTCACAATCACGGGTAATAACAACGGCATCTTCAACATCACCATCAGAAGCGTCAACAGCATCAAACAGAATACCTGTAGCGACATTAGATGTACCCGCCCCATCGTTATCATACTCGACCAACTTACCTGTTACGGTTGCTACAATAGCACCTGCGGCAAGGTTTTGACCAGAAGTAACGGTTGCTGTAGTTCGAGAGCGTGAACCATTTGCTTCACTTACAATGAACTCACCTGCATGAGTTCCTTCAGTTCCAAATAAAGGCATAATTTTATCTCCTCGATAAAAAGTTTAATTAAATTGCTTATTTTTTAAAAGCATTATCCCAATCATCAGCAATAGCTTGCTTCTGATCAGTAACAATAGCCACACTTTCCGTATTGGAAACCTGACTTGTCGGATTTGCCGTGAGCTTCATAAGATTTTCACGAACATCATCAATGCTCATTTTAGCCTCAATAAACTTTGCGGTTGCTTCAGGTGACACGTTAGCCACCATACAAACAGCCTCAATTGATGCCTTGTAAGCCTTAGCTTCTTGCTCTGCAACTTCTGCTTCTGCTAAATCAACCGGGTTTTCAGTATCTTCAACAACTTCATTAGTTGATTCCAAATTTTCATCAGTCACTTCTGACTCTTGATTTTTTTCAATAGTATTATCAGACATAATTAGATCCTTATTGTCAATAGTTTGTTCTTCTTCAAGAATTGATTGAAGAACATCATCAAAAGTACCTAACTTGTGAGCAAAACCTGCTTTAATAGCATCATTGCCGTGGAAAGTACCTGCTTCTGTTGCTCGAACATCTTCAACACTCATGTTAAGATTTCGAGCAACGGTTTCTGTAAAAATATCGTATAAACGAGTAACTTCATGTTGATAATCTGCCCGAGCATCTTTACTCAACGGTTCGGCAGGATTTCCAAATACTTTTTTATTTCCTGCGTAGATATATTCTACTTTAATACCTTGTTTTTTAAGATATTCTGAATGATCTTCATGATATGATACTACACCAACACTACCAACACCACCAGTACGAGTGATCCATATTTCATCAAACGCTGAAGCTATGCTGTATCCTGCTGAATATGCCATATCATCGACAACAGCAATTAATTTTTTTCCTTTACCTCGACTTTCATAAATGAAGTCAGATAAATCCATGTTCTGTGAAGCAACACCGCCCGGACTATCTAAACGTGCAATGATGGTTGTGAGATCACTATTATCTAATAATGATTCCATTTCCATTTTAATTGCTTCGTATGAAACAGGTGATCTTGCGCATGGTACTGACATTTCACGGTCAACTAACGCCCCGGATATGTCCATGACAGCAATGCCTTCCTGAATAGTCACATCAAGACTCGAACCAACACCATCTGAATCAGAATGTGCTTGTTCAACATTACCCATCCTGAGATAAGAATCTATTAACGATTTACCAAGTTGAGGTTGCACAAATAACGGTTTACTTATTTTAGTATGTAATTCAGCTAAAAAATTATTTTTAGGATTAGCCCTGAATAATCTACTTAGTTTTTGTATCGGATTCATCATCCTTTTCCTCAATTTCAAAATTTAAACCTAAATCTTCTTCACGTTTATTATCTTCAGACCGTTGACGATCAATTTCTTCAACAGATTCAGATTTAGTTTCATCGACAACTTTTTGCCTGGAGGTCAATCCATTGTCGATTTCCAAAACCTTAGCCTGAACATCTTGTACAGGGTGAATATGTTTCCAAGCAGGAGGACGATGTTTGCAGCGTAACCTGTTGAATTTATTACCATTATCTAAAGGTGCTTTAACAATACCTGAAAGAATAGCACGATCTACAAACTCATTCCACATTCTACGGCAAATCTGAGCAATGACGTATAAATCCTGAACCTGCTCAACTTCTCTATGATACTGGTTCATAACAGCTCGCCAGATACGATCATTAATTAATGTATAATCACCCGTCATAATTTGATAAGGAATATCCCACCCTGCTGATATTCCTAACATCTGATGCCACTGGAAATCACGATAACCACGACCTGCATCATCACCATCAAAAACCGTTATATCTTCCCCAGGTAATAAGTTAGGAAAAGATCCAGTTTCAAGTTCGACTTGTGGAGCATCATTATCATCTTTAGTTAAAGGTTGACCACTGATCGGATCAAATTTGTAATCATTCTCACCATAATCAGGTCTACGAATAACCCCTGTAAAATTAGCTTTCGATTCCTTACGTCCAAGTTCAGCGTCATCATATTTATCATACACATACGCTCTAACGGACGCTTGTACCCCTTGAGGCTCACCCCTTAACTGTCCGGGACGATTGGGTATGAAATGATGTATTACATCATCTGCTTTAATACGAACTAAATCATAAGAATTACGACTAACTAAAAGTTCATCAGGGTTTTCTTTGTACATCCAATAGGCTACAGGACGACCATAACCATTTACTTCAACACCTGAAACAATACGATTACTACCATCACCTAAATCTTTATTATACCAAGCAGGACACATTTCAGATTCAATAACCTGAAACTGAACAGGACAAGGAATATTTCTATTAGATCGTTGTCGATGAATTAATATAAAACTTTCACCAGATTCTTTACGTGAGCGTACCGCTTGTGCTTGAATTCCGTAAGCACCTAAATGCCCTGTGATATCAGCGTAAGCGTTATATTCATTCCAAAGTTCTAAAATTTCCTTGTTAAAACGATCATCAGAGGTTGTTGGACGAGGTATAATACCAGTACCTGTCTCATTGGCTACATCAGCTTTTAAACCATGAGAAATCCAAGGATTATTACGAATAGACGCTCGTTGTCGCCTACGCAAAATATCAATTTCTGTAGTGACTGCATTTGTAGCAGACAAAGCAGGAGCATCCCATTGACCTAATCTACGACCTGTACTGGATGCTTCATAAGCCCTTTGTTCAACAGGCTTACGTTTATGTGTAATTACTGATGAATGTGCAATAGCAGGTCTAGAGGTATATGTTTTTCTTTGATTACGTCTACTCATAACCCTTTACCTGTTCTTGATAAATAACTGCGAGGTCTTGGAATTGTTGAGGTAGATCGATTCAGTTCTTCTTGAATAGCATCTTTAGCTTTCAACATCTGTTCAATAGAGTGATATTCAACTTCTCTTTGACCCAAACGAACTCTACGTTTACCTGAAGCAATCGCAGAATTTAAATTATCTAAATCAACTTGAGTGAAAGCCATTTATCGCCCTGCCATTTTTAATCTAACTCTACTACGTGTAGTGACTGTCTTTTTAATAGAATTATCACTATTGTCTAAATCGCTAACTTCAGAGTTATTATCCCATTCATCTGCCCAAGCAGGAGGATTATCCCATCTTAATTCTTTTTTCCAGTAAGAATCCATTTTTATTAAATAACCTGCTTTAGCATAACATAGTAAATCGAAAGATTCGTTTCTTGCTTGTCCTACATTTTCCCATCCTTTTTCAGTTCGAGTTTCAGCAACGATTTCTGAATAAAACCAAGGCTTTAACCATTCAGGAAAGTGAATATAATCCGCACCAATCTTATCACGTTTCAAATTGGATGCAACAGCATCTTTTAACATGGTAGTATTTAATAACCATAAAGGCAACTGTCCGGTTACTTTTGCCCTACGTGCGGTTTTGCTCGCCTTGTCTAATATTGACTTACCCACCATTGGTTTATTTGGCTTACTTTCTATGACTTATACGTTTAAGTTTTTATGGTCGCCGTTGATGGATCGTTACACTTTCCCATTCTACGGTCGCAGAAGAGGATGGATGATTGTTACCCAAATACCATTATTGATTTTAATAGCTGCTCTTGGATTATTTT